TAAGAATAGTTTCCAAAAATATCAAATAAAATTCACAAATAACTGAACTTCAGCGGGTTTTCTTAGTAAAGAAAGGAAAAAACGGTCATATATGACTGTTTCCTATTGTCGAAAAATTGTCGAAAAAGCCAAAAACATTTCCGATTTATTGTCCAAAAATTACGTATCACCATGGCAACATTAACACCCGTTGTCGTTCCCGCCAAAGTTCTGAAAGGCGGGAAACACAAAGTCCGAATCGCGCTCGCCCACAATGGTGAAACGCGGTACATTCTGACCTCCATCATCCTTGACTCTGATAAGGAGTTCAAGAATGGTCAGGTCGTCAAACGTCCGGATGCAGCGATGAAGAACACCCTGCTCCGCGCGGAACTTCAAAAGTATCAACAAGCAATCGACAAGCTTCCCTACATCGAGGGCCTGACGTGTGCCGAGCTTATCTATCAGATGAAGAACTCTGATAGATATAGACATCGCACTTGTCAATCCATCTTCGAAGAATACATAGAGAACTCTTCCGCCCAACCCAGCACTACCAGCCAATATCGCGTGAATTGGAACGCCATCGCCAAATACATCAATGGAAATATGTTGATGGAGAATGTCACCCACGCTACCGTTCTTGGCCTTGACAAGTATTTCCGTTCTCAAAATCTTAAATCGTCCACTATAGCCGACCGTATGACATTCTTCAGGGTACTCTCGCTATATGCCGTGAGATGTGGCTACGTTCAATACCGCATTAACCCATTCATGGGCTATCATACCCCGGAGAAACAAGCCCGCGATTCATGGCTTACTGTTGAGGACATCTGCACTATCCGCGATTTCCAGCCAAGCAACAGCAAAATGAAGAAGTGTCAGGACTTCTTCATGCTATCATACTACCTCGGTGGCATCAACATTATAGATATGCTCAAGATCAACTTCAACGAGAGTCCTGACATCCTGAGGTACGTTAGGACTAAAACTGAGCGTCGCGCTAAGATGAACAAGTTCGTAGAGTTCGAGATTCCTGAAGAAGCGAAGCCTATCATTGAAAGGCTGAAAGGTCCTGATGGGCGCATTAAAGCCAACAAGTATCAGGCGAAGGATAATTATCATGCTTTCTTAACCTACTATATGCCAAAACTCGCTGAGGCAACAGGCATTAAGAATCTCATCTATTACTCAGCCCGCAAGTCGTTCAGTCAGCACGCATTTAACCTTGGCATCTCAACCAGCATCATAGACTACATCCTTGGGCACAAGTTAGACAAAGGAGGGTCAAGCCTATACAGCTACATCAGCGTCACTCCCGAGATGGCCACGAAAGCCATCCGGCAAGTCATTGACAACCTTAATCAGCATAAAATAGGGAAATAATTGGGAAAGATTGGGAATTTTCAAAAAAATTCCCTAACTTTGCAGCAACACTTTATATGTGCTCTACTTTTCCATGAGTAAGTATTTTAAAGCGTTTGACTTACGCGAGGAGTGGGTGGTTCCCTCCTCGCATTTTTTATATATAAACCTCTCCCGCTATGTTCGTCACCCCCTCCACCAAAGAACCAGACAGCTTCGACAGAAAGTATAACGAGATGAAGTATCATCTCCAAAAGTTATTCTCACAGAGCCTTGTGGGATTCGACCTCAACATCAGAACACTATGCAGCCTTGAGCGCTCAGGCGTCAAGACTCTCGGCGATCTTCTAAGCCATACCCGCGATGAGGTCAGAGCCATGCGCCGATTGGGCGTTCGCTCCGTAGCCGAAATTGATGCGATGCTCGAACGCTACCATCTTCACTATGGTATGACAGCATGAAAAAGGGCTGCACCACGAATGGCACAGCCCCATCGGAGCACCCACATCATCACACATTATCACAGTGCTCCATACCGTATTACCAATATACTTGAAATTTGTTCAGTCAACCAATAAAAAAGGTCTCGTAATCGCTACGAGGCCTTCCCTTTTTTAACCCTTAAAAATAAACCATGAAAAACACATCAATCTTAAAAATCTACAATGGAATACGTTAGGCCGATACCCACCCAAGGTTGAATCCCTTTGGGGGTCAATCCGTAGCCCGCTGATACTCCGAGGTGCCAACGGTTGGGAGGCTTTGATTGAGTAATCGTAATCACTTCTCGTTGATTCGCTATATATATGCTATCGAGGGAGGTATGGTAACCGCTAATCCATGCGGTATATGTACTGTCTTGGTAGATAGACTGAGTAATCGGCACGACTACGGAGATGCTGTCAGCCTGAATGGTGTCGTTGGTCATGAAGTTATCTTCCCTACCAAATTCGGCAACCGGCAATCTTACTGTCTCGTATCTGGTAAGCAGCACCTGCTTCGGCGTAGGCTTGTAGAACTTGACAGTATCAATATAGCGTATTGTGTCGCACAGCGTTGAGGTAGCTCCGGAGTTGACCGAACGCCTACCACATAGGAACATACCGAGCAGGAGCAGAACCTGAAGAAGTAGGAACACCCCCACCCACACAGCACTCTTGATATTTTCTTTCGTAGTCGTTGTCATCGCTTATGTGTATTTGAAACAATCAAAATGAATCATGTTCACTCTGTTAACCCAGCCATTATAGAACTGTTGTTGGGATGGTGTCTTCGCAACTATCTCCTTGAAGTGGGCGAAACGGTCTGCCTTTAGCTTGTCGAACAACACCTGAGGATCGGCAGCGTTAACGGCTGCTACGGTCTTTGGGCCAACGATGCCATCATCCTTAACTCCGAGGATGCGCTGCGGTCGCTTGACGCCATTGATACCTGAAATCCAATACCAATCAACCAGGATGTTAGCAATGGCCTGATTGGTGATTTGGTCTGCTTTCCAGCGATTCCAAAACATTGTGTGGAGGATGGTGTACCAATCATTGTAACTCAACGTCTTTAGCCCGCTCTCTTTCGCTGTCTTGCCTACCTTGTTGCAGTATGTGGCATAGGTGGAGAATGTCACACCGCACATAGTCAAGCCTCCCTTGTCGCCAGAAACTTTGAGCTTGTTGTTTTTAACGAGGAAATCCTCGCACTCGCAAAATTGTTGTTCAAGCGAAGCCTTGGAGGGGTCATAGCCGGCATAGACTTTCTTACCGTTGACTGTCTTGTAGACCTTGCAGCTCTTTGCACCGTAGGCTTCGACGTAGAGCAGGAACGGTATCATATCACTGAGCTGTGCCATTGTCGCTGTCTTTGGTTAGTCCGCTCAAGTCAATATCGAAATGTCGGCTGGTCTTATCCACAACTATCTTTTGTAGAACCTTCGCCCATTTGGCGCCGTTGCAGGATGATTCATTCTCCAAGATTGACCATAGCTGCCAGAAGCAGATAGCACCAGCTGCAACCTTGGTCAAGTCAACGGGTAGGCCGTCAGTAATATGTACTTGGATGAAGTATGCCATCACGATCAGAGCGTATGATTTAATTATCGTACCTATAACCAGCCCGAAGTGATGTGATTTGAACTTCCTGCCATCCTTGCTCACCCTATCCGGATGAGCCTTGGCTGCTCGCTTGGAGAGTGACCACGCGGTATAGCAGTCAGCAAGAATCATGAAAGTACAGATGCCCAAGAATGGGAATGTCGGTTCGAGTAGCGCAAGGAGTGCTCCCAATAGTGTAAGCAGCCAGCGCAAGATGTCGGATAATGTCGAAGTCATAATATTGAATATTAGTTGATGAGTGCAAGCAGCGCACCGACAGCAGCACCGACAATGGAGCCAAGGGCATCAGCCCCGATGTCCTCCCAATCCCAATCATTTGAGGGATTGCACTTATCGCCATACTCCTTACCAACACCAATGGCCATGCCAGCCATATATCCGGCGAGGAATGATTGCATATACGTAGCACCATAGGCAGCTTCGAGAAGCGATGCCACCATGCCAACTATTATGCAGACTATGAAGTGTTTAATCTTGTCGCTTGCGATATTCATGTCAGTAGCTTTTTCTTCAAAAGTAAGTTAAAATCAGCTTGATATACCAAACGGCTGATTTTCTGACAAGAAAATATTAATTAAGCTATTGATTTATTGATAGATACATAAAAAGCGAAATGGCATCAGAATCACTTCCTATGCCATTCCATAGATATTAATCTTATGGGAGTAAAGTTAACGTTAGTCGATGTAGGCGCTCATGTCTTTTTCGAGAGCATCCTTTTCCTCGTACCCCTCTTTAAGGGTCTTGAGAATGAAGTCTGTAACCTGCAATCGGAACTCGTTGAACTCCTCAACAGACTCAAACTCATAATACCGAGGCTCGCCATTGGCATCCTCACCAAGCTTCAAGGTTACGGGGAAGATGATGCCGGATGAGGCTATCATGTTGAAGTTGGCTTGCTGTTCCATGCTGAGCCAAACGTTGATGCCCTCCCAAACGAAGCCTGATTGGATTTTGGCTGCGGTGGCCTCATTGATCGTAGCCTTAATGGTCTCCTTGATTTCTTCAAGTGACGGCTTGTAGCTGAACCGTTGGCGATAGTTGTAGCCGGTCTCGGCTGATTCGTTATCCTTGCCGAAACCATAGAACAGTTCATATTTGTTCTGGCCGATGCGGTCTAAGCCATCCTGACGGCCTGTCGCTCCGTATATCTTATCCATGATGCGTTGTTATTTTTCACAAAGATACAACGGATAATACTAAGTTGAGCGAAATGGCTGAAAAACTGAAATTCAGACGAACTTGTATTTGACCTTGTTGCCATCGAAAATCTCGCTCTCGATAGTGCAGAGAAAGGGGAAACCATCCTCAACATCGGATATTTGGTCAAGGATATTCTTCATTTCGTCCGATGAGGTGAAAAACTTGCCCCACTCGCCTGTCTTGGAGTCCTTGAATGAGACGAGATAGCGGTCCTCGCCATGGGAGGTGTTGACTCCACTCTCATAGTCATGGATTTCAAGTTCACGATTTTGGAGCGCGCTCAGGCGCATAACTTTGCCGGGGAAGCGTTTCTTTCCGTCGGCGGGGGCGTAGGAGATGCCCATTTCAGAAAATCTCTTCATGTGGTGATGTGTTAAGGTGAAGTATAAGTTCTTGCAATCAGCATGAACCGCCATCCCCTTGAACGAGCCGATGACCTCCTGACGGCGCTTGCGCGACTTGATGTAAGACAACTTCACCGCTGCGTTCTGCTTCACCCTCTTGCGTATAAGGCTGTGTGTCGGATAATGCACGTAGCCGAGGAAGTCAAGCCCCTCGGTCAGCGGTCGCACGGCGTAGTTAGGCTTCAACGTCAGGCCAAGCTTCTCCACCTCTTGGCGGTAGATGGTGGCCAGCCTCCAAGCCTCCTTTTTGGTCGGAGCGAAGAAGTCTGTGTCGTCGCAATAGTTGTAGTAGAGATAGCGGGTTTCAACACTGCCATCGGCATTGGTGATGGTGTAGCGCTGGCACTCCTGAAGCATTCGGCGGTGTACCGGAGTGAGATACATATTGCCAAAGAGCTGCGATGAGCGTAGCCCTTTGGATAAGCCATGAGGCATCAGGGTAATGAATGTGTCGAGGATTGGAAGTAGAGTGCTGTCGGCAATGTATTGGCGTATAACCTGCTTCATGCGCTCCTGCGAGATGCTATCATAGTAATGCGCTATGTCGCTTTGGAAGTAATAGGCCGTTTGCTGCGGAGCGTTGCGGATGTCCTGCTCAAGGATATGGTGCAGCCAGTGCATTCCCCTGCCCTTTATTGATGCTGCCGTGTTGTGAATCAGCGTATCGGTCAGGTAGTGTTCAAGGATGCTCATAATTGCATGAACGCCTATGCGCTTGATGATACGCGGAGCCTGACAGTCGCGTTCTTTCGGTCCATCAACAACATGGATGTCGCGCACGTCTGACCTTGTCACCTTGAAAGTACCGCTGCTTATCTCATCGCGTAGGATGTCAACAACACGCTGGCGCCATTGGATATACCGCGCCCAGCCTGCTTCAAGTTGCAAGCCCGCCGGAGTACGCTCAGGCCGATACCGCCTGCGTTGCTTCGGATTCTCAAGGTGGTCAATGATGTAGTCTGCTGCTGTGTAGAGATTCCCATCGGTGATGATTTCACTTACCAAGTTGTCTAATGGGAATGGTGCATTCATAATAGTGATAGGCCTTCAGGGGGCACAGTTATTTTCCGGCTTTCCATATACGTATGCTGTTGCCGAGGCTCAAACCTCTCGTCTCCTGCGGTGGCTTATCGCGTAGACCCTTGCGGTGTGGCGATTATTATATTAATCAGCTGGTGTCGCTGAATAATGTCTCCTTAATGTCAAGCGCGCGCCGGTGTTCGTACTCGAGTTCGAAGAGAAGTTGTTCGCGTTCGTATAAGCGAGACCGCCATTCGCATTCGCACTGTTGTTGGAACGGCCAAGGACACGGCTTCTTGAGGCTTTCTACCTTGCTGTTTGCAGTTGCAAAGGTAAGGATTTATTTTGAACCGGCCAAATACCTTCGCCTAAAAAAGCGGAGAGTGAGCAGCCTCCCCACGAGGGGTCGGCTCTCACTCTGACGCTCTGACGAAGTTTCGAGGCTCGCTATGCTGCTGTCTCGCTGTCCGTTATCACGATTTCGCCCCTGAAGGCCAAGCGCGCGCCGGTGCTCGTACCCGAGTGCGAAGAGAAGTTGCTCGCGCTCGTATAAGCGAGACCGCCATTCGCATCCGCACTGCTGACGGAACGGCCAAGGACACGGCCTTTAGTACGGCCATAGCCGGTTGACTGTAGCGGATAGTACCAATATCCATCACAGTAATACTGGTTGAACTTAGTCGTATCAGTCGTTGTCTTAGAGGGCAAGATGTCGCAATAGCGACCGAACTTAACTCGCGCAATGTTGTAACCGTAGGTAGAGTTTGAAGCTTGTGAGGAATCGTAGTATCCTTGGATAGTACGCTCGCTCTGCGTTTCTGGAGAGTAAACGTGTACAATGTCGTCTACCACGTCGGCAGCTATCATTGTTCGTTTGTTCTTCTTGAACGATACCCAGCTTACAACGTTCATCGCTGCGTTGTCCATCGGCTCCCAATTGCAACCCACGAAGTTCTGGAAGCCCCAAATGAGGTTGCCGTTCTTCTGGCTGGTGTTGGTCTGCTTCTGAGTCTTGTTGCCGTAGCTGTTCCAACTACCGGTGGTGTAGGCAACATTGCTACCATAGCCACACAACGCCTGAATGTCGCGTGTACCTGTCATGGCATACACAAGGTTGGCAATATCCTTGCTCATCTCGTAGTCGATAAGCTGGAAGCCTGCCCCTCGCATCTGCGCAAGGTTGTAGTAGTCCATGTAGGTGTAGTTCATCGTTGAGGTCGGAATGGTCTTGTTGGTGACGTTGCCGTCGCTGTCGTAGGTCCATTCGCTGTTGTTTTCAGCGGTGCCGGTACCAACAACTGTCTTGGCTCCGGAGAGGGAACGTAGCTGACCGAGGCTGTCGATGCTACCGCCGTAGACAGCTGTCAAGCACGGATGGTGCCATACCCAATCAGGCTCGATGGCCTCCAGCTCTGCGCTGTCAACGGCAATTACCTCAACGTCATCATAGCCAACCGGCGATGTGAACATCAGCTTCTTGGCTCCGACAGGCACGTCGGTAAAGACGTAGTCGCCATAGGTGAAGTCAAATAGTGTGTTGGTAACCTGCATGGTGAAGATGCTCAGCACCTTGTCGTCTTCATCGAGGAACACGGCACAGATTTGAGCGCTGTTCACGCCCGGCCACCTTACCTGCTTCATGCCGTCAACGTCTACCTCGTAGACGTTCATGCTGGCGGTCTCCACCGTGGAGATGTCGCCACCAACTTCCATGTCGGAGGCATAGAGGTAGGCCTGCGCCTGTACCAATCGGCACTCGCTAAGCTTCTGCCTCGTTATCTTCGTGGCGGTGCTAATAGGCTCCGTCTTGTAGGAGGATGCCAGCATATACTTATGCTGATTCTTGAAGTCGTTGATACCTTTGTACCAATAGCCAGGTACCAGCTTCATCACATCGTAACCGATGTTGACGATGTCGGCAGGGTCGAAGCTATCGCCGTTGGCCAGCTGCAAGTAGGTGCTATCAGACAGCTGCGTGCAGTACATCTTACCGTCCTTACTATTGAACAAACACTTGTAGGCATGGGCTGCTGCGTCAATCAGCGAGAAGTGTCCGCTGGGGGCATAGGTGCTGTCGGTGCCATAGCCGGTGTTGTTGTCAAGGTTGGTGATGTTGTAGGCATCAGCCACCGTATCATCGAAGCGGATGGTGCTGAACTGCTGGTTGTAGATTTTCAACTCGGGGAAGTAGTTCTGCAACTGCTTCAGCAAGCTATCCTCAACCAAGCTCTTGATTATCCAGCGTCCTGTCAGACCTGAACATTGGTTGGTCTCGCTGTACTTCTTGCCGTTGGGGTCAAGGCCTACAACGCCATTATTCTTGATAGCCTCCAACAGACTTGCAGGTGCCGTTACGTTGAGGTCTGCCATGCGTAGGTATGTCAGCGCCCCACCATCAAGCACGTCACTCAGGAGTTGGATGCTGTCGATGTTCGGACAGTTGCTCAGAACAAGGCTCTGCAATTTGTCAAGCCCCTCAAAGGTCAAGCCTCCGGGATAGCTCAGGTTAGGCAGGTTCTGCAACTTGATACCGGTCAGTGTAGCCGGCAGCTGCATCACGTCAATCGGCGCTGTCTCTGCAATGGTGAGGTCGCTCAACGGACTGCCAAGCGCATAGAGTTCTTCCAAGCGTGGGCAGGATGAAGCGTTAACAACGCTTACCTCTGTGTTGCGGATGTCAAGCACTCTGAGGAATGGAAGGTCGCCCAAGGTTAGGTCGGTCATGCTACCGGCGTTACCTGTTGCCTCCAGCCAATCGGCATGGTCCTCGCTGCCGAGAATAAGCTTCTCAATGAGGCTCATGGATGAGAATTTCCATTGGCCTGACAAGGTGATTTGGCTAAGGTCTATCTCGCTCATGAGGTCTACCTGATAGAGGTAGAGTAGCACGTTATCGCCATGCTGGAAGGTGTCAAATACGCCCTCCTCCCCTGCTTCGAGATACATACCCTGGGTAGCATTAGCGCCATCGTTACCGATAGCGAAGTAGCCACTCTTGGCTGCCTTGAACTTGATAACGGCGCCGGACTTACTACCGACACGGCCACTGATAACATGGGCGGCGTCCTTGAAGCTACCGGTCTGATAAACGCCATCACGGCTTCTCCAGCGCTGCTCAATGAACGCGGGAAGTGACGTCAAGCCTAAGCCCTGCAAGGCGTAGAAGTAGAGGTCTGTGACGTTTGAGTAGTTGAGGTACTTGCGCTCACCATCGTAGGAGGAGATCTTCTTTGGCCACTGCTTGATGCGCTGCTCAACAAAGAAGTAGTTGGCGCCCTCAGGAGAGAACGGAATCAGCGTCTTGCCGTCAACGGTTGTTGTGGCATTACGCATCTTGTCAACCACACCTGTTAAGGTCAGGTAGTTATCACCGTCGGCATACTGCATGGTCTGCTGAGCACGGAGGTTAACCCAAAGGATTGAACCACGACCGGCATAGTAGCGGGTATCGTTCTCGAAGTCCTTGCCGGGGTCTACATCTGCGGGGATGGTGTTACCGCCATCGTTATCCTTGCTGTTGCAGGTATCACAGTCGTAAACCTTGTTGAAGTACATTCGGATAGGCTCGATGCTGCTGCCGGATGAGTAAACACCATTCTCCACCGAGCAACCGTCCTCCAAGAAGAACATCGGCTGCATATTCTTGGCCTGCTGGTCTACGGCTGCCAGGTAATCGGTAAAGGTGTAGTAGCTCATCAGGGAGTGGATAGACATATACTTGTAGGCATTGGCTTTCCATATCTCCTTGAATGCCTCAATCGTGGAGTAGTCACACGTTGAACAAAAGCGAAGCACGTTGAACAGTTCGTATGGAACTTTCTTGCCGTTGGCCAAGTCAATCTGAAGCTGGTCATCGTCCACCATGCACTCGAAGTATTGAGTCCACTTCGGTACGGTATCGCCGTTGAGTTTTGACTTGAGTTTCTGTGCCCATGAACTTGACTCGTTGACGTTGATGGGCGCCATCATTTCCTCAACGGATGATACGCCCTGCCACCAATCAAGCTCGCTGTAAGTAAGAAGCTCGTAACCGCTGACCGGATTCAGCACATCGCCGGTAATTACCCACTTGCCGTTAACCTGCTTCATGCTGCCGGTGCTGGCTTCCCATGCTCCATTGGTGTAGCGCATGAATCGGTAGTCGCGACCACAATAGAGACTCAGTAGGTAGAGCGTTGAGGTGTTGAGGCTGCTTTCTTTCTTGAAGCGGGTCTCAATCTCATCAAGGGTCTCACCCTCTTGACCGAAGTATTCAGTAAAGTCGCCGTAGTTGATGCACCCGAGGTTGTAACCGGGGGTGTCCTTGAAACCGAGGGCCACCTGCTCGCCTTTATCTTCTTTCCAATTACCTTTGGCATGGAAGTAGACGTCAGACAGCGTCTCCAATGTCGCACGGTAGACGATGATTGGATGGTTGGCCGTTGAGTGGTTCATTTGCAGTCCGGTCAGCTTCACATCACCCTTAGTCCAAGTTCCATCGTAGGCTCGCTGTGCAGGGGTCATGTACTCCGAACCGAGGGCGCGGAATGTGGCGTTCATCATATCGCATACGCCACAGTCGTTGGCGTTGGAGCTATCGGAGTAGTCCACTTTGACGGTGATGATGTCTACCGGCAGGGTGTTCTCTCCAACTCGTACCTTGTTGATGTTGAATAGCTGGTAGGTAATCAGCGCATCATCGTTGGTGTAGTCGGGATAGAGGGCCGTAACCTCAACTTTAACGTTGGGATAATCCACGGCTTTCTTGGCTGCGAGGTAGAAACGGTCGTTCTTGATAGGTCGCTTGGCGGAGGTGGTACCCTGACGGCGCCACTGTACGTTGGTTGCCTTGAACGATCGCCACGGCTTTGTCGGATGGTAGTAGTAGAGTGTGCAGGAAAACTTCGTTGAGGTGTTGACGTCGCTGTCAAACTTGTCGAATACGTCCTTGTCAGCAACCACCACGTAGTATGGCATACTGCGTAATGACAGCTTACTCATGCTCGGCTGGCTCTGCTCGTTGAGAACATCTTCTGACTCATACTCGGTAATCATCGCGTCAGTGTCGGTCAGCTTACAGAGGTAGTTGTCGAATGCCTCAACAAAACCATAGTATGTGTCGTATGGCAGAACGTAGTAGAGATAGAAGTCTCCCTTGGTGCCATCAAACGAGATGTTCTTGGTGTTGTAGATGGAGTTCGTATCGGGGATGTAACCGATAGCGCCAACCTCCTCACCGTTGATGTACATCTTGATGGTGGAGTAGCTTACTCCGTCATGCTCCACGGCGTTGCTGCTTGGCTCAACAACAATTGCCATGGTAATCTTCTCGGAGCACTTGAAGGAGCGTTTGATGCGGTGGTTGAACTTATCCTCACCGAGCACACCCTTGGCACAGAACAGAACGGCCTCGTTGCCGGTGATGTAGAAACCTACACCGCTGGTCTCGTCAATGCACTGCATCAACTTGGCATCGGGGTCCTTGATGTTCTTGGTGGCGAAAGCGAATTGCAGAGCCATACCGGTCTGCTCCACGGCGCTGTTGCCGAATGGCTGGTAGTCCATCTCGGCGGTGACGTTCTCGGCGATACGTAGACAGTTCTCACCTAAGAATGAGACGAAGCCGTTGCTGCTGTAGTTGGAGCCGTTAACAGTCATGGTATAGCCGTTGTTGCTGATGCTATGGTCGCTCTCGCTATTGCTGCGTGTGCTGAAGTCGAAGCTGAACTTGGCACCGGTCTTGAGGGCTACGTCAATGGCCGACCCCTCCACGATCAATGACAACTCATAGCTGTAGTTGCCACCGCTCTTGGCTTGCAGTCGGATGGTGTCGCTGCCGTCAGTCTGATAGCCTTGGACTTGCTTGGAGACCTCAACCACGGCGTTGCTGTCAATGGCAAATTCCTGAGAATCCTCGCCATCGGTCATCAAGGTTACATTGGTGCTGACCTGTCCGGGGGTGTAGGCTGCAACCTCAACAACTACGTTGTCGTAGAGTCTCACCTTGCCCTCTTTGGCATCGTTGTAGCGCATGGCTACAATCGGTGTGCTCAGGGCGCTGTTAACCACCATTACGGCGGTGTAAACGATGTTGCCCTTGACGCCGGAGTTGGTGTCCTGACCTTGGATGCGTAGCGGGTATGCGCCATGGGTCAGTTGCTCACCTCCGCCGAATACGTCGCACGGATTGATGGTGATGCCCTGGGTGTTTCTGTTCTTGATGGTTGCTGTGGTCAGCTGGCGCCACTCGCCCTTGTAGAACATATCCACCGTTACAAAGATTTCTTCTGTCTGCTTGGCAAACTTGTAGAGGCTGATGAACTTGGCTTCGTTGCTCCCTTCGGTCAGGGCGGTGGTGCTGCTGTAATTCAGGGGCTGTGTACTCTGGCTTACGGTTACAGTTACGTCCACAGCCTTGACTTTAAGGTCACGCGTCTTGGTGTTGCCGTCTGCGTCAGTAACGCGGATGGTAAACCATGATGTTGCTGCTTCGGTGAAGTAGTCGGTGAAGTCCAATGTGAACTTCATATCGGCTGCCGATGCGGAGGACTTGGTGTTAACCTCTTCGGTTTTGAGCACCAATCCTTGTTCGTTGAGGATTTCAACTTTCAGGATCGTGCCGAGGATTTCCGTGTCACCGTCGTAGCTTACTGACTTGAACGCTGCGCGGGTGGTGATACTACCTCCGTAGGCACCAATCGGCGATGCGTCCTCGAAGAACAGTGTGAGCGTTGAACCTTGCTGCCCTCCGGAGCCTTTGGGGATGGTAATAACACTACCAATGGGAGCGTTGTTGTAGTCCAGACCTTGAACAATGATATTCTCGCTATCTTCGCTCTTGTCGAGGTTGAAGATAGCTTTGTTGAGGCGGGACTGAAGCGCATAGGCACCGGCTGCGCTGAATGCCTTGGTGCTCCCCTCGGTGGGTGTGTCGGTTACCTCAACGTTAGCACTACCGCCACCACCGAACTCTTTCCATTGTGACTCGTAGAGGTTGGAGTCGAAGTCGGCAGGGTTGGCGATGAACTGCATGGTCGTCCATGTATCGCCGTTGTCGTCATCGCGCTTGCTGATGAAGGTGATGATGAGACCTTTTTTGATGTAGGTGATGCCGGAAGCAGCCTGCTTGTCGTTGAGCCTATCAATGGCAGTGCTCGGAGTGTAGGCCTTATTGGGAGTGTCCAGCAGGGCATTGATGTTCAGGATGGCTTCGTCACCGGCTGATAGCGCTGCAAGGTCCAGCCAATTGTTGAGGTTCTTGACGTTCTCAGTTGTGAGGTCGTTGCCAATGTACTGATAGGTTTTCCAGCTACCATCGGCAACCGCAAAGGTAATCTGCAAGCCTAATGCAGCCTTGTTCTCGGAGATTACGTAGTTGGGAGCGTAATACTTCGAGGTTGGATTCATGTTGTAGTAGGCTTCATCAGTCAATGGTAGGGCTGCTGTCAGGTTGAAACAGTTGCCAACTGCGCTACCCTCCAATGAGACCAGCTTGCCCTCAACAACATGGTAGAGGCCTGAGCCTACCTGATAGATGTTATCCTCGTTGGCAAGGCCATCCTTGTTGTAGGCTGACTCGCCAAGGCCGTACCAATCGGTGCTGCCATAGCTGGCGAACTTAACACCATCTTCTGTGGTGATGAGGTAGACGCCACTGCCAGGGTCTACATCGCCACTCCACGTGCCGTTGCAGGGATAAACCCTTACGTTCTCAATGGCATTGGTATTGGTAGCAACCTGCTCCTTGATGCTGTTGATGAGGTCGCTGTTGGTAGCGGTCTTGTCGAGAAGCGCATCAACGTTGTCGGTATTGGTAGCTACCTGCTGTTTGATGCTGGCAACCTGCTCGCTGAGCGCTGTGCCCTCATCGCCGGGGAAGGCTGTTCCGGAGTCGTGGCCCAACTCGAGGGATGAGCCAACCTTGACCATTGCGCTGCCATTCCAACGATAGGTGGTGTTGGTTGAGGTGCAGACATATATCTTGCCGGCAACAGCGCCACCGCCGGTTGTCAGGGAGTCTACCCACGTGTTGTAGTAGGTATGGCTGAACGCCGGAGTTACTACACCGCTGGCGTCAATGTCGCTGCCAAGGGTACTGCTACTGGCTTTCGATGATGAGGTTCCAACGTTGGAGGTCAGGACATCCAGCAGGAAACGGTTGTTGGCCTCATCAAATACGATGGAGCAGTTGGTGTCGGTTGACTTCTTGGGACTTCCCTCTGTTGCTACGGCCACATTCTCAACGAATGCCTTGAACTCCTTGACGTCAAATGCCTCTGCCGGCAGGTAGGCTGTCGGTATCAGCTGCGAGCTATCCAGCGGAGCAATACCCTCAGGAGCACCCACTGAATCAACCACTGCGTCGATGTCATCTTGCAATGCCGGCACTGTGGTACTCTCCAAGGTTGTTACCCTCTTGGTTACATCCGTGATGTTGTTGGCATTAATAACAGAGTTGTTCTTTGCCGTCTCTGCCAAGTCGTAGGCAGCCTTAATCCTCAGCTTGTCGGCAGCGGTGATGAAGCCTGACGATGTGTCGCTGGCAATCGGGACTTCACACTCGATGGTCTTACCCGCCGAAGATATAGACAGCGTGGCAGTGCTCTCGCCCACCGTGAACGAGACACTCTTCAGCACGTTCTTGTTGATGAGCGTCTTGATAGAATCCTGCTCCGTGGTGGACAGAGATGCTATCAAGTCTCTCAACGTAGCGTAGGCCACTTTTCGCCCGCCGTTGACCTCGAAGTAATCACCATCCCCCAGCGATTCTACCGCCGAAAGTTGGTCTATCGTCTTCGAGTTGGTACGGATAGCCGAAATGACCTGCGTGACGATGCTCTGTAATTCGTCTGTTGTCATCTTGATTAATTGGTTAATAGGTTATATGTTTCGGGATCTTTGTCAATCGTTCGATAGGTAGAGCTGTCAACTCGCCTCATCACTGCCTGGTTGTTGCTTTCAAGTACAGGATCGAGGTTAGTAACTTGTTGCAATAGCTGAGTGAACACGAAGCTATTGCTCCCCTCAAGTTGTTCCGTAGGTTCAGGTGAATTGCTCTCAACGCGCGCGTAACGCACACCATCGAAGTAGACGTAGTTGCAGCAGAGCAGGCGGTTAAGCATCTCCCCGAACCATACGGGGCAGCCGTCAGAGGTGCCCATTGTGAACTTCTTCTGCGTTGACTCGCGCGCGTATAGCTGCATGATGTCTGAGAGCTGCGTGGTGAAGTTCTCGTTGTCTACTGCGAATGACCAGCCATTGTGCTTGAATCCTCCCGGAACGCGGAAGTCAAAGAAGTGCTGCATACCGTCGATGAAGAACACGGCATCAGTACGTTGGCGGTTGTTCTTCATGCTGTACTGAATCAGCGTGGTATCGCTCAGAATGCACTCGTCAGCGGTTACGCGGAACACGTCTGAGGTCCCCACCCCCTCTATCTCCACCGAGTAGAAGCCCTCGGAGAGGATGAGCGTGGTAAACTTCAGATAGGCGTTGTCGTTGATTACCCAGTCATTCCAATTGATGTCGAATAGCAGGGTGTGGTCAGGTTCGGAGTAGACGTGTGCCTCACACGGCACTACCGCCGTACCAAGCATCTCAATGAGGATGTGGTCGGTGGTGGCAAAGGTCTGGATATATGGGCACTCCGCGCCATCACTTTTGAACTCTGCGAATGACAAGGGGGTGAATGGACTTACTATCATAGCTCAATATCTTTTACTATCAGTTTGTACTTGGCAGCTTCCTCCTTGGCGAACTTTAGGTCTACCTCTTGCAGGAACCCGCGGTAGATTACACCGTCATCCTCAACCTCCATCAGCACCGTAGCATCAGGCAGGTCAACCTCATCGGTGGTAAACTCCACGACTCCCGGTGTAGCCAGCGGAGCATCAATGGAGATGTCGTCACTCATGCCGACTCCGCCGATCACTACGTCACTATTCCCCTCGGATGAGGCGAACTTCAGCAGGAGGTTGTTGGCCTGCATCCCGATGTAGCCGGCATTGGCTTGGATGCAAGCCATTGGTGAGAAAGCAGCGTTAAAGACATGGTCAGACAGCGCACCCTCAATGGTGATGCTTTGGTCAGGCACAAGGCCGGTCTCCTCGTCCTGCTTACACAGCACGAAGAACACATCATTGTCGGAATCGCTATCGGTGGTATCTGCTCCCCTCTCCTGCACCGCGAACTCAATGCCGTAACAGTCGGCACGATACTTACTCAGCAGAGAAAGCGTCTTGTCGCTGACGGTGCATCCGGTAGTGTAGGTGTTGTTGAAGTTGAACTCGTCACGGCCATTAATGCTGTCGTAGTCTTGCGAATCGTAGCCAATGGTGACGGTGGAGTATATCTTGGAAGCCTCAACGGAGTAAGAGAGGTCTGTGCAATGGGCGAATGTCCTCACCTCTGCTTCGGGGTTCATCACCTCAGAGCGATGGACGAAATGAACCACCTGCTTGTCCTTGAGGTAGTTTTCGGTGTCGTACTCCGTCTCAATGGGGACGAGCGTAGCCCCTTCGGTGTACTCATCGAAGCGGTAGAGCGCCTTGTAGTTTTTGCGGTTGAAGCGGTAGAGCCTATCAGTTCGGGGGTGCATGGTGCCGGGATGGTTGTAGTTCTCCCAGCCCTGCCACTTCTCGTAGTAGGTGCCGTTGTCGACATATACGAAGCGGGAATACTTCGTGGAGATGAACACGATGTTGTTGGTGTCAACCTCTCCGGAATATGTACTCTCAAGGTCGTAGGGAGTGTTGATGAATGTTCCACACTCCATGTATTGATCATACTCGCTTGGTCCTCTGTCACCGATGTAGTAGATGTAGCCGAACACGGTAGACATCCAATCACAGAACTCGTTGAACGAGGAGTAGAACTTCGCGGTGGATAGACCGCGAGCGCTCTCTGCTGCGAGCAGGTATGTGTCTGCAAGCCTGCTGTCGTGCTCGCTGATGTCAACGGCAACATATAGGTTGTCATCCTCAACGAGACGGTTAAGCAGCGTCTCAATAGCCGTCTTAGGCCTTATGACGTCAATATCTTCAGGGTCACCTAATGCCTGCCAGCTGAAGTTGAATGAAGTGTCGGTGAAACGAACGGCAGTCTGATTGATGCTGGCGTTAATGAACTCATGCTCGATGAGCACATAGTCATTGGTTTGGAGGTTGAGGACGATGCTGCCACTGTGCTGTGTGCTGTACTGCTCGGCAACAGTCTTGCCCTCGGTATTCCAATAGTAGTAGCTGCCGTTGTAATCGACATACCACACAAGGCCATCAATCAGCGCATAGGTGCCAATATGGTTGCTGGCTTCGGGGAGGTCTACCGAAGAATTGTATTTACCAAGAAGCGTTACACCCGTGGCAGCAGCGCCACAGAGATAGCCACCATTACCATCGGTGCCGTCAGTAATCGGCAGGAGCGCGCCATTACGCTTAATGCGAACGAGCAGGTTAACGCCATAGCTGAAATAGTCCTGACGAATCCCTACCGCCCAATCCAGCGTAACCTCAACGTCCTTAACCGCCTGAAGAATGTAGCTATCTGTATCGCTCTCCTGGTCATCATTATAGGCAATCGTTCCTTTGACAAAGATTTCCTCCTCAACGGTACCCATATAGGGATGCTCCCCCTTGGTAAAGGTCACAAGTAGATCGGCACAGTCAGAATAATTTTCTCCTTGAGTCAACTCGTAGGTGACGTTCTCCACCATCGGCAAACGCTTGAAGTTCATTTTGCCATCGGTGCTCATATCCTCCCCTACCTTGAACTCGTATTTCGTGCTCTTGTTGGCCTTGATTACCGCTGCAAGGCTGCTGTCTACGGCGTTGAGGCTTAGCTTATGAGACTCCCATGTGATGGTCGAGAAGTCCAGCGGGCACTCAAACTGTTTGTCGTAGGTCCAGCGGTCGTTAAGGGTGTAGACTGCGATGCTCGCGCTGGCGGTGTAGCCATCCTTGAGGTACAGCGCCATCAACCTCTCATAAGCTGCATTGGTGAAGCAGAACTTAGACGTGAAGGAGCGAACGACTCCGTCATAGTCGCTACGCTTATATGAGCATTCGATTTCGTCCCAGTTTTGCAGGTCGTCCTCATGAAGCTCGTAATCCACACCGTCTATTGTCAGAATGTATTTTGTGAGCATATAATTAGCCTTTTTAGCAAAGGTAGATTAAAGAGGCTCTGATTCCCCGAAACGGCTAAATTCCTGATTATAAACAGAGAGCGTATAAATCACCTAACTATTTGTTAGAGTGACTTATACGCTCCTGAGCGCCCTAAAAGTGAATTTCTTTTAGTACAGCTATTATAGGTAACTAAATGGACTCCTATGCAACGGCAATGAGGTTCTCAATCTTGAAGCAACGGAAGCTCTGCTTCTCGGTATCGAAGTAGGCCAGCGTCTTGTATGAGGGCTTGGTCTGCTTGCCGATGGTGCAGCCTGCCGGCAGGTTCCGGAGGGTGCCGACTGCTCGGCGAATCGTGCCGTCAGCCTTGTAGTAGTAGAACGTTACCGCCCCTGCCCTCATCGCTTTGGCAAGCCTGTACAGTTGCCATGCCTTGGTTAAGCAGATGCTCCATGATGCGGTGGTTACTCGGTTGAGCTGGTTTGCGTAGTTGAATACTCTCGCGCGGAATGTGGTCTTGGTTTCCATGATGATTGGTTTATTTGGGTTTGACTTACTGTTTAATTTTATATTGCAAATATAGTGATTTTCAGCGAATTACACAAATTTTCATATACTTTTTTTACTCCTTTTTACTCGTTATTTCGAGTAAAAAATCAGCGCTCTAAGGCCATCCTTAACATCTTCCTGCCATTGCTGATTCGACTTTTGACGGTACCAACGGGAATGCCTACGCGCTGCGAGATTTCTTCATAGTCATAGCCCTTGGCGTAGAGGATTACACACTCAATGGCGATTGATCGACGGGAGCACTCCCGAATGGCAGACAGCATGATGCGCATCGACACGGCGCTCTCTGTCTCGTTGGTTGGCTTATCGTACCCATCATCTATGCTCAAGAATGGCACACACCTCCGGCGGTTGTACTCGGTGACGTAGATGTTGGCCATGATGGTCTTTGCCCACGGCTTGAACTCTCGGCTACGGTTGTACCTATCCCCATACTTCAGCAACCTGTAAATGGTCTCGCTGGCGAGGTCGGAGGCATCAACGCTATTCGTGCAGAATCGGTTGGCCAATCCCATTAGCCAACTGACGTGTTCGGTGACGAGCTGCTCTATGTCAGTCATCGCCCAGCACTCGCTTCAATAACCGGCTCTCTGTCTTGCACTGCTTCCTCATCCGTGAGGCTTGGCACCTCAGACGCTCTATCAGCACGTCTACGTCCTTACTCTGCCCGTAACGGATGATTAATAACTCGGACAATATCTTGTCACATTTACGCTCAATACGGTCGAGCTTATGGAGGATTACTCCCCTACACGTTTCATTCTTCATTCCACTTTAGATTGGCTGGTAATATATGGGTTACTAACGAGGAATGAAAAAGTGCAGTCTTATAATGAAAATTCCCGAAGATTGCTCTCCGGGAATGGTTAGTTAGTGTTTCTTGAGTGCAGCTATCTTCGCTTTCATCTCGGCACCATAGCGATAAACCAGGTGTGCATAAATGGTAGCTTTCATCGTTGAGGTGTCTATCTGGAACTTGAAGTAAGCCATCAGCGCTGCGGTCTGTTCATCGAACTGTCGCCGGACATCTATTTCTCCCTGCTTAACTTCCTGCTCCTTTTCCTCAACCTCTTTCTTGGCTTTGGCAAGGCGAGACTTCACCTCGTTCTCAAGGCGCTTGGCCGACATCTTCCGAAAGGCTGGAAGATACTCACCCAGAATCTCATTCACCATGCTGTGCCTCTTCATGGCGATGAGGTTGGCACACATGGTGAATAGCATGATGGACATCTTCGCCTTGACATACTTCTCGCTCTGCGATATGTAGGCACCTACGCCCGCCGGATCTGAGATTTGCTTATACTCAAAGAGGATGTCGCGGATTACCTTGGTAAGCTCTTTGGGGTCGGCGCTCTCGTTAGGTTCCAGCAGAACGGAGGTGTCCTCACACATCAATTCAACGAACTCTGCTATGGTTAGCTGGTCAAGTCTCGTTTTCATATTCTTGCTTTGAATAGTTCATACTGCGCTTGGTAGCTGTCAATATGCTGCTGACGTGTCTGCTTCTTGATGAGGGTCGCAAGGGTACTGATGCCTCGCTCAAGCTTTGCGTAGTCGTTGTTGACGATTACCGGTGTGGTCCTCTCGCTGACGGGCGAAAGCGTTACATCGGGATTCTCCAACAGATACCTGTTTAGGCTTGGCATGACGGTTGCGCCCTTTGGCAGGTCTACCATAGTAGGTGTACTTGGCGTCACCCATGTTTGGCCATCGTAAGACACGACTTCCGGCTGGCCACCATCACCCACGATAGCCATACCTCCTTGGTGGAACTTAGTACCTTTGGCATACTTCGGAATCGGAGTGGCGAGGATGGTGGCGAGTTGAAGAGCGCCGAGGGCACCAACAACCGACATCATCGGAATAGCAGCAGGCCAACCCGGTTTAACCCACAGCTGCATCAGCGCTAACGCGGTATTGATACCACATTGAGCAACGCTGTTGGCCTTGTCCCATACGGCTTGTCTATACTCCAAGTCGGCTTTCTTCTTCTCAAGTTCCTCATTCTTCTTAGCGGTCTTAGCCTCAGCAGCACGCTTGCGGGCTTCTCCCTCCTCCTCAGTGATGACTTTCTTGTCAACGAGGTCGGTGATACGATCCTGTTCTGCTTCGCTGGCTTCGTCAAGAGCATCCTGTTCATCCTCTATCTGCTGAATCTTGCCATCGTAGATAGCGGAGGCAAGGTCGTTGACTGCATTAAGCATCTCCGATACTTTCTGCAACCAATAGGATGCGTTACTGATACGCTTCTCCCAGCTCTTTTGGTCGGCTTCGGCTGCGCGTTCGGTGGCTGCAATATCAGCGTCAGCGGTGGCATTAGCCAGAGCAGTTTTCGCTGCTGCAAGCTTCTTAGCAAGTTCCTCTCGCTGTGAATCGGTAAGGGTCTCGCTGCTCAACATCTTCTCAAGCATATCAACTTGAGCCTGTGCTGAGTCAACGGCATACTTCTCCGACATCTCAGCCATATCTTTCTCGTACTTCTCGGTCAGTTTAGTCTTAGCCTCCTCGTTGTTACCGAGGGCTTTCAGGTCTTTGCCATACTGAGTTTTTCGTTCAGCCTGCTGTTGCTCGAACTCGCCGGCACGAATATCGGCCTGCTTCTCATACTGCGCGTTCTGATAGTCAATCTCAATCTGTGAACGCTCTGCTGCGTACTTCTCGTTGATGAGGTTGACATCGGCACCGGTTTTCTTGGCTGCCTCGATTTCGGCTTTCCGCTCTGCTTCGAGTTGCTCAAGCTTGAGGTCCTTTTCCTCCTCGCTGTCTTTCTTGACGGTGGCAAGTTTCAGCTGGAAGTTGGCTTTGGCTCTTTGCTCCTCGTACTTCTGATTGCTATCGGCAATCTCCTTTTCCATCGCCAATGCCAGGTTCATTCGTAGCTGTTCCTCCTGTTCCGACTGCCCCTTAATCTCGCTCAGCTTCTTCTGATACTTCAGCTTGATAAGGGCAAGTTCTTTCTCATGCCCCTCTTCCATCGCGTTGACCTTAGCCTCCTCAGTGTCGTTGATAAGCTTCAGCACCTCTTTGGCATGCTTCTCAGCCTCGCGTTGCTGCTTCTCAGCCTCTTTCTTCTCCTTGGCAAGTTCCTCTTTGCTCTTGCCGGGAGCCTTGTAGGTGCCGGTATTCTTGGTTTTCCCGTCAACTCCGTTGGGGTTGAGGTTGGCGTTGAGGTCTATGCTCACTTCATTCAGCTGGTCATTCATCGTGTTATTAAAGGCATCAGCTGTGTTCTTACCTATCTCCTTGGCTGTGACAACAAGGTCTTTACCCATAGCCTTGAATGACTCTGTGTAGCCTTTCTTTATCTTGTCGAAGTCAAAGGTGACGATACCCTCGATGATTGAGCCAAGCCCCTTGAACGAGTTGACAATCTGCTTCAGCACGAACTTACAGATAGCCCATAGGTTTTTGAAGCCGGCAATCATGTTCTGCACGGCACCACGTACCATCACGGACTTGTTGTAAAGTCGAACGAACCAATTGACGATGTCAACCGCGCCTTTGATGATTTGGATAATGCCCTCGTTGATGAACACCTTGCACTTGGTAGTCAGTGACTCAAAGGTGCCTCCGGTCTGGTCGAATACCGCTGCGAGTGTCTTGTCAAGTTCAATCTGCGACTGCATCTGCTCCTCTTGAAGCTTACCCAATTCGCCTGTCTCGTCCTTGACTTCCTCCAAGCTGGTCTTGACGTCTGCCAATGATCGTATCATCTCAAGACCTGCATCAGCGCCTTTCTTACCGAACACCTCTTTCAGGGTTTCGCCTACCTGTTGCGAATCATCGGGGAGGTCTTTCAGCTTACCGGACACCTGCTGGATTACATCCATGATGCCAACTGTGCCCTCTGTCAAGCCTTTCTGAATCTCCTGCGATGAGAGGCCTATGCTATCCAATGCCTCGGCGGTGGCTTTCGGCATACGGCGGATGCGCTCGGTTGCCATCTTGATAGCATCCAAGCCCTTGTCTCCCAAGATACCGCTCTTTGCCTGCGATACGATGGCCGTAAACTCCTGAGCGCTCATACCTGCTTCATGGAAGTAAGCAGGGTATTGTGACAGCTTGCTCAACATATCGCCGTTGGCATCAGCTCCGGAGATGAAGCCATCCTTAACGGTCTGCAATGCCTCCTCAAAGGAGATACCGAAGTTGGCTGCCAGCGCATCGGTAGTCTTCAGCACTTCTTGGAAGTCCTTGCCGAAGGTATCAGCCACACCCTGGACCTCTGAGCGGAAGTTCTTCAGGTCGTCACCTGTCTTTCCTGTAAACTCCTTGGTCAGCTTGGTAGCTTCTTCGAGACCCTTGTTGTAGTCGTACCACCATTTGACTCCGGCAACAACACCCGCGATGCCTAAGAACGCGAGCACCCACGGATTGGCGAGTAATCCCATCAACGTCTTGCCGAAAGCTGAGACCTTAGTAGTAAGACCCTCCATCACGTTGCCGGCGTTGGACTGACCCAACGACTGCAACGATGCTCCGAAGTTGTTGTTGATGCCTACGAGACTCAGTAGCTGGTTAGCTGCACTCTCATTAGCCTTGCTCTGCTCGGCCATCGCCTTGTTCATCTGCTGGATAGCCTTGGCATCATCCTGCACGGCGGGAGTGTGCTCCTTGATGATTTGGGTATTCTTGGCAATCTTCGCGTTGAGTTCAGCTTCCTTTTCCTTGAAGTCTGATGTGGTAATGTCAAGATGCTTGAGGGCTTCTTGTAGTCGCTTGTTCTGTGCCTCCGCTTCCGCTACTGAGGTCGCATCCTTATGGAGAATGTCGCTAACATCAGTCAACTTGCGCTTGTTCTCTTCAAGCTTGCTATTGACGGCAGCCAATGTAGTCTCGTAGTTGGCGTCGTTCTTATCAAGGAGCTGTTTCCCCTCTTCAAGAATCTTCGTTTGGTCGATGAGGTCTTGAGTAGTTTTTGCCTCCCTTTGCATAGCCTCAGTAAGGCTATCGGTAGAGACAACACCATCTCTGCCGGCAATGGCATAGTTACCAACGTTACGTTGAAACTCGCCAATGTCAGCAGACATATCTTTCAATACTGTATCGAGATTCTGAATCTTTTGCTCTAACTCCTTGCCATAATCTCCATCGCGCGCTGTGTCTCCTAAACTGTGATAGACATTCCTGAGCAATTCGAGTTGATGAGAGAGCTGGTTATAGCTGCCGACAGTATCACCATTAATCTTCTCCTCAATCTTCATGCGCTGAACGAGTTCGGCTTTACTGACCGCAAGCGCTCTGCCTGTGGAAACTAAGGTTGCCTGCTTCTCGACATACTTGTCCTCGATGGCAATCAGTTCTTCTTGGCTTTTCCTATCCTCTTTGGCACTCTTAATATCCTCATCATACTGTTTTTGGAGGTCTTTCTGAGCCTTTTTATTCTTCTGAATCTGCTGCTCAAGTCTAACGAGAGTTTCTGTTTCATAAGAATAACTCTCGCCAACAGCCTCAACCATTTCAGCAACCTTTTGGCCATCGCGGTACTCTTGCCGAACAGCCTTGTTTACCTTCTCCTGCTCCATGAGTTGGCGGGAAATGGTATTGGTGGTATTGGCTATCACCTGCCCCTGCTGCTGCACTACGTTGGTCAGCTGGCGCTGCGCCTCCGTAGCTTCCTTGGTCTTGGTCACCAGCAGCTGGTCAAGCTTGTCGATGTCCCCCGTTATCTTCACGGGCACATCAAGCCCTTTGGCCAATGCCGTTGCTACGTTCTGATACTTCTGCAAGGCCTCGTCCATCTGCCCCTTTAGGTTGACCAGCTGGTCTATCGCTGACTGATCTACCAAGTCTGTAATCTTAACGCTCATAATCAGTATTGGGAAATATATTCTACAATCGGTTTCGTCTGCTCTCCGGATTTACAGAAGTCGTAGGTGCCATCCTCTTTCTTGAAAATAACAACATCACATTCTTCCATTATCGCATAGGCCTTGCCGAGTCGCCGGATGCGCTCCAACTCAGAGGCTAATTTCTTATTCTCACACGCGCAACTCATGAATATCCACTATTGCTAAACAGTTCTTCAATGGCTGGAGTGGTATAATTCTTGTTGAAGTAGTCTACCGCTACTTCACTGATGTCAAGTATCACTGCCCCATACTTGGCGACAATCAACGGTGCATCCCCTTCCATCGCGGTAACGTCTACGCCATAGTCGGTCTTAACGTAGTCGATGCAGTTGTAGAAGGTACCATCAATGAAGAGGTTGGGGACTGATGCCGGACGTGGAGCAAGGTCAAGCATACGGCTCGCTTCCGGTGGAGTGATTTTCATCTTCCACTCTTTGTAGCCCTCGGCGCCAATGTAGAGAACATCATCCTCATAGTGATGCCAATTGACCTTGTTGAAGTATGGGTCCTCTTCGTATATTGGCGATAGGTACTCACCAAGGCCGTTAACACCGCTGTACAGTTGCTCTCTGACCATCTGCGAGAACAGATAGGCGTTCTGGTGCATACAGTCAAGAACGGATTTCTCAAACTCGTCCGCTATCTTGTCGATGATGTCTGTTACCTGCTCGATGTCCATAACTATAAATTTAAGGGGTGGAGGCTCATTGCTAAACCTCCACCCCGATGTATTATTCTTCAGACTTCTCGGTGATGAGGTCGTACACATGACCGAGCATCTTCTTCCGCGTTGGCTTGTCTCGATCCTGCCAGAAGACGCCTATGTGAGCCTTGACAAATGCGTCCTTAGTCAGTTTCTCAACCGCGCTCTTTACGAACGTTACGCCCTCGTATTTCAGAAGCTCGTCCATGCTTAGGCCTGCTCGATGCCGATTACGCCTGCCTCATAAAGCACGCTCGGTGCTTTCAGGCTCGGAGTGGCGCCACCGGTTGACGTGATGGTCAGGGTGTCTGAATCTGAGTCGTATGTTACTGCTGTCGGGTTACCGTTAATCAGATTAGCGTTGTCGGCAAGCAGAGGACCGTAGGTTGAGGTGATGTCGGCACCGCCAATGTGCTCAACTACTTTGTACTTGCTGCTCTTGTCGTCGGTAGCAACGAGGTCAACCAGGGTCAAGCCAAGTGTGTACTTGCGCGGGTCGAAGCCCAACGGCTGGTAGTCGTACTTGGTGACTGCTTCCTTGGCGTTCTCGTAGCAGAAGTTGATTACCAACGATGCCTTGTCAGACGAGGTCGGATGCTGTACTGAGGTTGAGTAGATGGTGCTCATCGGGAAGCCGGCGAGTGTGTCGGTGCCGTCGTTGATACCGTAGATGATGAAGTCCTCATCGAAGAAGTACACATCGTACTTCTGGTTGGAAGTCTTCGTGATGGATGCATCCAATTCAGGATAGAAGTCATCCATCGTGTACTGGTCAGTGCGGGCAGAGAAGCCGGTGTTCTTGGTGCCTCCGTAGCCGGTAGCGTTGGTCTGTGCCTCGCCACCATCCTTGGCATACTCGACAAAGGTTACGATGCCATAGACTCTCTCAGGAGTGGCAGCGTGAACAAGTTTCTCAAGCGCATCGCCGGTGAGATTGGCGGGAAGCTTGTAGCCGTGATGCACCAGCAGGGCACCTTTCATTCGGCCAAAATCAATCGAGCATTTTGAAACGCCCGTGTTGAGCTGTGCGAGATTGCACTTGCGTAACGTTCTCATGTTATCTGCAATTTTGTGGTTTAATATTCAGTTCGAGGTTGTTAATATTAATGGCATCTATAGGCTCACTGACAGCATCCCCGGCACTGCTATAAGCTCCATATCTGCCATAGGTGTAGTTCTCAGAGTACTCGTGCGGTACCTCATCCTCTGCAAAATCAAACCGCCCATCTTCTTTCAACGCCTCAATGAATCTCCGGTATATCGGTCGTAGAATGTACTCAAAGGAATACACCTTACGCTCTTCATTGCTCCATTGCTGCTTCGAGGAGCAGGCTATCAAGACTTTCACCTTGCTCTTGGAGTAATAGATGTTGTCCTTGCCTCTGGTTTCAGTAGCAGGGACGAACAGCACGATCAACGGGAACTTCATCTCATTGCCTTTGTCAGTTCTGCTCAGTTCATCAAGGCGTTCCTTGACATACTGGCCATTGCCAAAGGTGTAGTTGATGGTCGGGCAATCAATCTGTGTTACCTCATTACCACGAGCAACAGCAATCTTGCAGCCAACGGAAGTCGCTGCCACCACATCCTCGAAGATTTCTACGAGTTCACGGCTACGCTGCTGTGCCTTTGGGAATATCTGTCTCATAGATTGAAGCTATTGATTTTGGTAAGCATATTGCGGGTAGTGCGAATGTTGGGGAATGGACATTCGGAGGATTTACACCAGCCCACGAAGCGAAGATTTCTCTCCACCATCGCGTTCCACGTGCCTACTTGTCGGTTGATGGGAGCAACATAGTTGTTGGCAGACTTCAGCCTCATCAGTCCGGTGATGGTGGCTTGGTCTTGCGCGTCTCGCATCATCTTGAAGAACACGTAGTCGGCAAAGGACTGGCGTAGTTGGTCGCATAACGTTTCAAAATGCTCCTTGTTGAGGTCGTCCCCCTCATCCTTGCAGACGAGATAGGCGTTGACCTTGTTGCCAAGAGCTTCACCGAGCATCTCGCGAAGATACCCCTCCTGATAGTAGGAGATGTAATCTTCGATGGCAGCATTGACCTCTTGCGCATTGGGGTTAGGCATGATGCCCAGCGATGCGTTGAGGATGTGCCGTGGTCCGGCGGTGAAATATGAAACGTCTATTAGCATTACTCTGATTTCTTAGATGGTTTCTTGACCTCTTTCTTGTCCTCAACGGCTACCTCTTTGGTATCGTTAACGACAACTTCCTTGGTATCGGTAGCCTCAACGCCTTCTTCCTTAACCTCTTCCTTATCGAGAGGAGTGAAGTTTAAATCACCCCTCTCGATAAGGATTCGGTTATATCGGATGACATTGGCTATTGCTTTCGGGCTACCTGAAAGAATATACCTGTCAGCCATAGCGATTAGTCTTTAGCGATTGCTGCCTTAAGTGCGCTGATTGAGCCGTATGCGAACGCCCAGGGGTTGTATACGGGTACAATCATTTCAGCCTGACCCATCAGGACAATCTGGTTCTTGAGCTTGGTTTCTACGTCGTCAGCCCATTCCACGGTCAGCGGAGTGTAATCAACGATTTGAGCACCAAGGTTCATGTCACCAAGGAAGTACTTGCCGGCAGGAATACCGGTGTAAGGAATCACGCGGAGACCGGCGATTACCGGGTTGCCGTTGATGTCCTTAACAACTTCGAGGCGGTTGCCGTCAGTTGCCTTCTCGGTGCGGATGCTATTCAGGGTGATGGGGTTCAGCACGAGAACAGTGGGGATGAACTGTGCGTAGGTCATCACAGCAACAGCAGTTTCGAGAGCGTCGATGCTGTTAGGAGATTCTACACTCTTGAACGCGCCATTGGTAACCCTAAAGGTCATTGCAGCAGCATCAGCTTTCAGCTTGTCGGCTGCGGTGTCGGCCAACTTCACGCCCTCCAAGAAGATGCGGGTGTCGTTAACCTTGATGACGTCAAAGGTGTTGTTGAGGTCGGTGTTGGTGCCGGCACCTACGAAGGTGATGCGCAAGCCCTCAACCAAGAGGTCGTGTGCAGTTGCGAACTCAACGATAACGCCGTTCTCTGCCTGCTCGATGGCTGCAACAGAACCAGCTTCACCGCTGATAACTGCTTCGGAGATGATGGACTCAACGGACTTAACACCGTTGTAACGAGTGATACCCTTGAGGTTGTCACCACTGCCATCACCAAAGAGGATAGCGAAGTCTTCTGCATCGCGAACAGCGCTTACGACACAGTTCAGGACGTAACCGCGGAGGAAGGTACGGCACTTGAGGGCACGCTTTGACAGCTTGAAGTGAGTACCGACACGAGAAACCTGTGCGGTCTCTTCTTTTACCTTAACGCTTGATTCGGGCAGACGACCGTTTTCAGCGAGGTAGCGAGCGTTCTTGTTAACCTCGTAGATCTGCTGGTATGCAAGCAGGGGGAACTGGTCCTCACCCTGGAGCACGGTAGCGAAGTCGCGAACGTGAATCTTCTTGTCGGTTGCCTGAGAAACGATGCGGTTGGTTTGCTCAGTGATGAGATGTGTGCCGGTGTAGTTGCCGGTCATCGAAACGTCCTTGAAGGTGAAGGAGCCTGAGTTCTTTTCCTTACCGTTGAGGAAGTCTTGGAACTTGGGCGAGTCGTACATCTCGTCAAAGGTCTCGTTGTACTTGGCAACGAGGTCGGTGCCGACGCCGTACTTCTTCATCTTGTCCATAGCAGCAGCTACAGACTTAACCTGCTCTACGAGTTCGGCGTTCTCTTTCTTGAGAGCTTCGAGTTCCTCGTTGTTGCTTGACTTGATGAGGTCAAGTGCTTCCTTGAGGGCTGCACTGTCGGTCAAGCCGTCTACTGATTTGTTGATGGCATCGGTGAAACCGCCTACCATTGCGTTGATAAACGCTGACTGTTCCTCGTTGAGGCCTTTCGTCTTCACGCCCAGGATGTCCTGAACTTCTTTTTCTGTTAATTTAGCCATGACTAAAAAGGATTTAGTTAATGATTAATTGCAGTGTTTAGTTGTGCCCAGAATGAGGGCGAGGGGATTTCTACGTTCTCCTTGGTGGTGAGCTTGTCACCTTCGGTGTCATTCTTCTCCGCCTCGGAGTCCGGGTCGGCTGCTGCTCCGGCGTCCACGATCAATGCGTTGTTGCGATAAACGCGAGACCAGCAATGCGGGCAGCGTACATAGTTCAGCAGGTCTGTAATTGCCTTTTCTGTCAGAGTAGCCTTTTCGCCCTTGAAGGCGTCAATGATGGCTACCACTGCATCGCGAACTTCAGGCTTAAGTTTGCTCAACTCATCAGATACCACGTCATGTGCCATCCATGTGAGATACTGAGCTGCATAATCTTGAACTTCGGATGAGAAGGTGTGTTCCGGCTGCGACTCGTAATCAAACTGCTCGCCACAGCAGGGGCACGTTACAATGGCACCCCCGTTGAGGGATTTGAGTAATGTGTCGAGAGTCATATCGTATTGTTTTAGTCGTTCGTCCGAATAACCGTGCATCTTGAATGCACCACGAACAAACTCTACGGCATCTCTTACTTGGTCAGCGGTGGCGCTCTTCAGCCCTACGAGATAGGTGTTGGGGTTCGCTCCCCATCCTGTCAGCGTCGAGTATTCGAGCATCTTCCACTCCTGCACCTTGCGCCTGTCGTCAGGGTCACGCTTGATAGCCTGCACACCGATGGAGTGCTCAAGCGTTCTGCCTGCTTCGGCAAACAGCTTGTAGTCGTTGTAGACGTCACGCCCAATCTGCTTGTCAAGGTTGATTTTACCAACCATGATTACGTTGTCCTCCTTTTCCTCTCCGGAAAGGGGAACACCGAGCAACTGCCGGCTGTCATGGTTGAGGAACCAGCGCATCTTGGTAATGTCGTTCTTCAACGTTTTGACAAAGGACCCAGGCATTGAGATGTCGTGCTGCACATCCTCAATGCCTATACCGTTCACTCCTACGGTGACGATACCCTTTTCATTTACGTCAATCGCCTTCGTCTCGTACTGAAGGCTCTTCATCGTTTCATTCATCTCCTGTTGAGGGTTTAGCGTTATTGTTTGAGTTAGTTGTAGTCGTTGATTTTGTTGAGCCAGCGATGATGGAGTCAACCTGCTGGAGTTCCTCCGGCGTCATTTGGAACTTAAGCTTGCCGAACAGAGGAATCTCTTCGGCCAATTGGCTTTCGTGCATCTGTGCTCTGATGTCATCCAGCGTAATTAATCCGGCGTTGAACTGCATAAGGCAGCGCTCCATGCGTAGCTTGGAAACCTCCTCAGCCTCTTTCATACCTTTCTGCAAGCAGTCTACATCGCTGAAGTCACAGTCTATGTAGAGGCCCTTATCCTCGAGGCCGAGGAAGCGGGTAACATCCTGACAGAACTGCTTGGCCATCGGGATGATTACAGAGGTGTAAACATCCTTTTGGGACCCAATCTGATTGTCGTAGGTGGATTTGTCCTTACGCGGTACGAGGTCTGACGGTATGCCGAATACACTTGCTATCTTGATTGCATCTTCAAGCGTCTCCTCAAATGGCTGTAATTCCTGAATTGAGAGGTTGGTGCGCTTGAAGTCTACCGGAACATCGGTAATGGCATATGGCATCTTGCCTCCACCAATGCCGTAGTTCTTCTGAATTTCTTCCTTGAGCTGTTCTTTCTCCTTTGGCTCGAGAGCAACGGAGCCGGTTTGGTCGCTCTTCTGCGCTACGATGAAACCGAGGGCGCCACGCTTAACGTAGATTACGTTACGAGCCTCGTACACGGCGATGAGGTTAGAGATAGGTTTCAGCACCGACATTAAACGGCTCTGCGCCTTGAGGAAGTTGGGCCCCTCAACGATGCCGGGCAGCCCATCGCGGTCATGCCATATCTGCTGTGTCGGAATGAGTAGCCCGCTATATGTGCCGAGGTTTAGCTTGTAACCCTTGATGAGTTCTTCCTTAGTGGCGATGCCAAAGACGGGGACGCCGTTGCTATAGCTTACCGGAATCACCTGCACCAAGTTTGCCGGCAACTCCCAATAGTTGTCACACCATTGGCAGATGGTGGCGTCAGGGCTGATGGTATCGGGCATGGACGCTCTCATGAAAGCGTTACCTGTTGCAAGCTTGTTAACGAAGTGCTGGTAGACGATTTCTCGCCATGTCATTACGGGGTTCGGCTGCTGAAGAATCACGGCTAAGTTTCGACGATCACACCAAACAATGCTGTCGTCCTTAACGCGCTTCAAGTCGTAGTGTCCCTCGCTGATGCGCTTAGCTATGTAGTCTATCGGCCAGAAGACTTCCGGCACTGTGCGGTATAGCTCCATGAAGTTAGAGCTGCACACGTGCGGTTGAACAAGCCCTTCGAGTTTGGCCAATAGCTGGTTGTACTGCCATGCGTCGGCAACGCGCTTGTCATCAGCAGGAACAGCTGGCGCCACCTCTGCCAATGATGCAGACTTAGTTCGGAATAAGTTTTTTAAGTTCATACGTTGCTTTGCTTTTAGAGCAAATTAACAGCGTATTTCCCTTGCTTTTCCAAAACTGCTTAAAAACCGAAATTGTAAATGTTTGGTTATGATGCGCTAACTATCATTGCATTAGCGCGTTACGCGCTTGCATTGCCGTAAAACGATTTTACAACGAAATGCACAAAACCACTGAGAACGGCACTCGCCTCAACGTTACCGTTATCCTTGTTGTAGTCAAGAAGATTGGTCATGAATTGCCCATACTCCACATCCTCATCGGCTTTCTGCTCATTGAAGAGGATACTATTGCGGACGAAGTCAGAGGTGGCAGCTATGCGCCTGTCGAGGTCGGACACCTCCGGCATCACGCGAACGCCGGTAATGTCCTTGCGAAGTTCACGGACGAAAGCGAAGTAAGACTGAGGGCACTCAATGATGGTGCGCTCGCTCCCGATCGTGGCAAGCACCTCCTTGATTTCCTCTGTCGATGAGGTCTCCCTGAAAGCGACATCGAGGATGTGCCATCGCTCGCCACACTGCTTGCCATGTACCATAACGAACTTGCCTTTGACGTATGGCATGGTGTAGACAACCTCGTTGGTGTAGCTGCACTGCGTCTCGGGGTTGAAGAAATGGATGGCACCATCACGCGCATAGAGGTTACGCTTACGGCGATTACTAAACAGTGCGAACTCCTCCTTGAGAACGTCACAGCATAGGTAGCGGAAACAGTCGCTAAGGTGGCCATGCGCTTCATAGCTCTGGCCTGTCTGCTTGTTCTTAACGCGCGTCTTGAGGATAGCCCCATTGACATCTTTCTGCACGCTGAGGTA